CAAAGCAATAAATGAAAAGATATTCGAAAGGAATTAAAACTAACGACCACACGTTAACAGATGTATTTTCAGCCTATGAATGTAATAGAGAAACTCAATTCGTAGAAGCCTTTTTTGGCAAAGAAGAAATGAACACTGTAATCGAAGCATGTGGTTTATCCAGCATTGAAGATATAGACAGAAAATTAGAAACACCTATCACAATTGGAATGGCAACCAAAAGAGCTGATCTTACGTTTGAAGACGAAGGACAGATGTATTATTTTGAAGTGATGAGTCAATCTCAAAAGGGTAAATGGGACAATGATCACCATGAACAGTTCTATCTTAAATCTAATAGACTTAAACAGGACTACGAACAAGTATATTCATTTGCAATCGCGTTTAAAGAATTCGACGCACCCTATCTTAATGAATTTTCTAAGATGGAAGATTCTTATGCTATACACCTAAGGTTCAATGATCAAGGTTATTTTGCAGATGTATATGGAATAGAAGAAAAGAAGGAAAAGGTTTCAGTTAAACTCGCTTCACTTGAAGAGCTTGGTTTAAAATGGATGAAAGTCGCTTCATCTGAAATGGGATTCAAAAATAGAAAAGAATTACCACACCGTAGTAGATACCTTTATATTGGAAAGGCTTATACTGGTTCTAGATTAGGTATCGAATGGGTTATTAATCAAAAGAACCATGACCTTGGAATTAAAATATCAGGATATTTAGTTAAAGATCATGGACTTACTAGAATCATAGATGAAACAGGAAAGATAATTGATAGTATAAAATCTAAAGTTCCAGGATTTGAATTCGTAAAAGAAAGTTCAGGTGCCAATGATAAAACAATTTCATTTAAATTTGACAACACTGATTTCTCAGAAGAAAATATAAAGTTGCTAAAGGATATCACAGTTGCTTTCGCCGAAGAATTAGGAATAGAAAACTTACTAAAATAAAACAAAGATGAGCAAAGAAGACGTAAAGGTATTGGTTAATCTACTAACCGATGCAGCAGATGAAATTAAGTATGCAAATATGGACCACGAAACACAATTTGCATATAACGAAGGAATTGAAGATCTAATAATTCTAGTAGAATCAAAATTAGAAAAATTAGCCGTAAACAAAACGCATATATAGAGTATAATAGTTAAACACATTCTTATGAAAAGTATCTTAGAAGAAGCAAACGAAATTGTAAACAACAGGAGTGAAGAAGCGGATCGTAATTACGGTCCTTTTTCAGAAGGCATGGACAGAGCTGCCCTAATATTTAAAGGTATGACAGGCCATGATGTAAGTGGCGCTGATATGTTTAAAGCATTAGTTGCTCTTAAGTTTTCAAGAGAAAGTTACAATCATAAAAGAGATAATCTCTTAGATGCAGTAGCATACATTCAAGGTTTAGATAATTACGAAAACGGAAAATAAATGAAAGTACAGGTAAGAAGAACCGAGTATCGATATATTGCCGAAGCAACTCCTATCGTAACATTAGACACTGAAAAATTCCCTAATTATAAAGGAACAACTGAAGAAGAATTCGTTCAATACTTAGCAGAAAACTATTGGGAGCTTGAAGGAATGGACGAATTAGTAGGAACTGATATCGGGGTAAATGACGAAGAAACTCATAACGCATTAGGAGATTTGGTCTATTCCGAAATGGACGTATATTCTGATTCATCTGAAAAAGGATATGAAGGAGAAATACAAATAGGAGAAGAAGACCAATCATACAGAAAACATGGAGGATTTAACATAAAACACGGATCACAAATATGAAAATAGCATTAGTATTAGCAAAAGGAGTTGAAGGTTGTGGACTCACAAGACACACGATCGAATTTTATAATTGGCTTATAAAAGAAGGCCATGATGCCACGATTTATGCAGCGGTAGAAAAGAAATGGCCTCGCCATAAAACTACAGATATCGTTTGTACTGAATTTAAAAGAAAGGATATTCCTAATATTGCTAAAGAACTTGAAAAGAGCGATGTAGTATATTACACTTCATATCCACATAAATCAGTAGGAGATGAATTCAACGAAGACTTTATTGAACATTGTATTTATGGTTTAGAAAATCCTATTAAAATAGGAAACTGCCTAGATCATAACACTGCAAACTTAGCAAAGAATTATAAGTATTGGGAAATCATGAAATCAATGGACGCTATGTTCAACTATTCTGCAAGATCTAATTTTGCAAATAAATTAAGAGAACATGCACCTGATACTCCATTAATTGAAATGAATCTTAATCCTTATGACTATGATGCATGGTCTAATATTGTGGTTCCAGTTGAAGAACAAGAAAGAAGAACCACATACTTCGGAAGATTCGCTGGATTTAAAGATCCTTTTAGAATGTTCGATATTATGGAACTATTGAAAGGTAATAATTTCGTAACAGAATGTAGAGGAGTTGAAAGATCTATTGGAGCTCTTCCTATGTTTTTACAAGAAGATAGAAAAACTCTAAGAGAAGATATCTTTGAAGTTCATGAAATTAAAAACCCTGTTACATATCCACAAGTCGAAGACAGAATGTATATGTATGGGCCTTATAATTTAGCAGAAGGAATGGCAGAACTTGGAAAATCAATGTTTGGTGCAGAATTCTTTAACTTACCAGAAAGACTTTATGGTTCAATGATTGAATACGCAATGTGTGAAGTTATTGCAGCGGGAACTATACCGTTATTTGACAAACACTGGGGAACTCACGTTATTCACAGAACAGAAGGAGTTCCTTTCATAGAACTTGAAGATTTTGCAATCTTCGTAGACAAAGAAGATATTGCAGCTTCTATTCCACAGATTTTAGAATTAGCAAACAATAACGAAAGAAGAGAAGAGTTTAGAAAAAACTCTTTAAGATTAGCTAAATTACACAACGCACCAGAAGTTGTTAACAATGATCTCTTTGAAGCTATTAACAATGTTAATAAAAGATCAGTAGAAAAACCAGTAGAATTAAAAACAGATTCATTATTTTAAGTAGAATAATAAGTAACATTAAAAAGTAGCGAAAAATGGCAAACATTGACAACGAATGTAAAGATCTAGAAGTAAAAGATTTTTACGACCAATCAACAACACACTTAGCAGATATCATGGAAAACCAAAAGAAGATGCAAGAGCAGACTTATGGTTTAAACTTTGATGATATGACAATCCGAGAAATTATGGATTTCTGGCACTGTAACACACATGCAGTAGTTGACGAAATTCATGAAATGACAGATGCTCTAGGTGGTATTAAAGACGGAAGCGGTAATGCAGTATGGAAATACTGGAAAAAAGACTTCACTAAGTATGATAAGTTAAAAATTTCTGACATGTCCGAAGGCGACAAAAAAGAATTGTATATGGAATGGGTAGACATTCTACACTTCTTTATTAATTACGCCGCTTCAATTGGGCTAGATGCTAAAACAGCATACAACTACTACTTTGCAAAAGCAGAAGAGAATGTTAACCGTCAGAAAAATAACTATTAATGATATTAGATATTGAACAGAGAGACAGGGATGTTATCATCTCTTACTACGACACCGAAGGTAAAGTAGCATTTAAACAATATCCAATTTCACAGTATCAGAACTGGTATGTATGTAATGATAATGATAAAGGCAGAAGTCTAGATCATAAAAACTGGGATGGCAGATCAGTCAAACTAGGAAGTGCAAGAAGATATAATAAGTTTTCTTTAACTTATTTCTTAGATTCATTACCCGCAAAGGATAAAGAAGAAATCTTTGCATACAATATGCCTAAAACATACTTCGTCGATATTGAAACTGAAATCGTAGATGGCTTTCCAAAAGCCGAAGAAGCTAAAAGTAGAATCCTGTCATTTTCCATAATTACACCAGAACATAAGGCTATTGTATTAGGATTGGAAGATATGGATTCTAAAAGCATTCAAAAAATAGAAGACGATACTAATAAGTATTTTAAAGACTTTGATCAGGATTGGGAATTCAAATATCAGAAATTCGAGTCAGAATATGATATGGTCTATACGTTCTTAATGAAGTTCCTACCTAAGTTTCCAATGATGACAGGCTGGAACTTTATTAATTATGATTGGCAGTATATCGTAAATAGATGTAAAAGATTACAAATAGACATTGCTGAAGTTTCTATGACACAGTCTTTGGATAGAAATGATAGCAGACCTTTACATATTGGAATCTTAGATTACATGCAATTATATGATAAATATGATAGAAGTGTAAAGGTAAAAGAATCCAATGCACTTGATTATGTTTCAGGCCAAGTTCTTAATGTTAACAAGATTAAATTTACAGGATCTCTACAGGATTTATATAGAGATGATTTTGTAAAATACATTTACTACAATGTAGTCGATTCCGTACTGGTTTATTATATAGATCAGAAGTTGAAATCGATGGAAGTTCTTTTAACCTTGGCAAACATTACAAAGATGCCTCTATATAAAGCAGCATCACCAGTGGCAGTTACAGAATCCCTGATTGCACGAAAACTATCAGAAGAAGGTAAACGAATTGGATCTGAAAAGAAGGAAGACAGTGAAAAGAATGCACAATATGCAGGTGCTTATGTAAAAGAACCCATTACAGGGTATTATGCAGGTGTAAGTGCATTTGACTTCGCATCACTATATCCTTCTATAATGAGACAATTTAATATTTCACCCGACGCCTTTGTTGAAAAGGTAGCAAAGCATGAAGTCGCTGAGCGAAGAAAAGA